TCGCCTGAAAAGCAGGCCAGGGTGTCCACACTTTTCATTTGAATTTCCGACAATATCGAATATGTATAAATATTCAGTAATAGTCTAAAGGTTTCTTATGAAAACGTTCCAAACAATCCGCGAGAAAAAATCTAAAGGTATGCCACCGGGTGACCATGTGTCAGATAAGAAAGTCAATCGACACACAGTCATGGTGCATAAAGAGAAGGGTAAGTTTGTCACCTATATAGATGGTGATAAGTTAGATTCCTTCTCGTCACAAAAAGAAGCGGAGAAAGCGGGTATCGCATTCGCTAAGGAGTTTTAATGAAACTTATATCAGAATACAATCACCATGATGTAGAATGCATCGTGGAACGCAAGGAGAACGGTGACAAGAGTTATGTCATCGAGGGAGTCTTTGCACAAGCAGATCAGAAGAACCGTAACGGACGTATCTACCCTAAGCAGATTATGGAAAGGGCAGTTGCACGTTACGTTGACGAACAAGTATCTAAGAAACGTTCGGTTGGGGAATTAAATCACCCTGAAGGGCCGACAGTTAACTTAGACAAAGTTTCACACCTCATCACCTCTCTCAAGTTCGAGGGAAATGATGTGGTAGGAAAGGCACAAATATTGGATACTCCAATGGGTAAGATTGTTAAAGGTCTTCTTGAAGGTGGTGTTCAACTAGGTGTGTCAACTCGTGGCATGGGTAGTCTTGAGTCGAAGAACGGCACGATGTATGTACGTGACGACTTCATCCTTAACACCGTCGATATTGTACAAGATCCGTCCGCACCGGGTGCCTTTGTAAATGGCATCATGGAAGGTGTAGATTGGGTTTGGAACAATGGTGTTATCGAACCTCAAGTCATTGAAAATATGGAGACTGAAATACGAAACACTCCGAAGAAGCATCTCTACGAGACGCAGATTCGCGAGTACAAGCGTTTCCTCTCGTTGTTAAAAACTAACTATTAGGAGTAAAATGTTATGTCTGATGTAGACCAAAACATCGAGCTTCCAGAAATCGAGGAAGCTAGTGCTCAGAAAATGCCGGTAGGAGATGAAGAGCAGTCAATTGCGGCAACCGATAAGGCAGCAAACGCAACTAACCCTGCGTCGAAGCGTAAAGGTGATACCGCAAATAAAGATGAACCAGATGGTTCACCTAAGACTAAGGCAGCAATGATCAACGCCATGTACAAAAAGATGGAAGGTATGTCTAAGCAGACTCTTTCAGCTATGGCAACCAAGTTCGAAGGTCTTGAAGTAGACATGGACGCAGACGCAGTGGAACTGCCTGAGTTCAATTATACTGATGAACTGGACGCCTTGGTAGAATCAGAAGCCACTTTATCAGATGAGTTTAAATCGAAAACTGCCATCATTTTTGAGACTGCAATTAAGTCTAAGTTGTCCGAGGAAATCGAACGCTTAGAAGATGATTATCAATCACGACTTGAAGAGGAACTGGACGTAACTCGTTCTGACCTCGTAGAGAAGATTGATTCTTACCTGAACTACGTAGTTGAAAATTGGATGACTGAGAACAAGGTCGCTGTAGAGCAAGGTCTCCGCACCGAGGTTGCTGAAGGTTTCATGGATAAGTTGAAAGACTTATTTGTAGAGTCTTATGTAACAGTTCCTGAGTCCAAGGTCGACTTAGTTGATGAACTTGCAGACCAAGTTGAGGAACTCGAAGAGTCTCTTAACAGCCGTACTGCTGAAGTTCTTGCAATGTCTGAGCAAATCGAATCATTCCAACGTGCCGCGATTATTCGTGAAGCGTCAGGTGATCTCGCTGACACTCAGGTAGAGAAACTCGCTTCATTAGTAGAAGCTCTTGACTTTGAAGACGTTGAGTCTTTTCAACATAAAGTTAAGACTGTCAAAGAATCGTACTTTAAGAAGGACGTATCTACGACTGCTGTTGAAGAAGTAACCGAAGACTGGACTGCTGAACAACCACAGTATAACTCTGTGATGAATCAGTATCTGTCCGCAATCAAAAACACAAATAAGTAAGGGAGTATACTAATGCAAGTATCCTATGATAAATTAGTTGAGAAATGGTCACCGATCCTCAACGAAGAAAGTGCGGGCACTATCACTGACGCACACCGTCGTTCTGTAACAGCTGCTGTTCTTGAGAACCAAGAGCACGCCTTCCGTGAAGAAGCTGCAATGAACGGTCAATTAATCGAAACTGCTGGTAACGCAGCTGGTAATGGTGTATCTACTGCTGATGGCGGTACTGGTGCAGCATCTAACTGGAACCCAGTTCTGATTGCACTTGTACGTCGTGCAATGCCTAACCTGATGGCATATGACATCTGTGGTGTTCAGCCCATGTCTGGCCCAACTGGTCTCATCTTCGCGATGAAGTCACGTTACAAGACTACTAAAGCTGGTGTTTCTAGTGGTGACGAAGCTTTGTTCAACGAAGCAGCTGTTGGTTTCTCTGGTGACTCAAGCACTACTGCACAGAGTGGTTCAAGTGGTCTAGAAGGCGCACGTGGAACTTTGGATCTAGATTCTTCTGGTTCTATCGTTGATTCTGGTGCTGTACTTGTACCCGGTTTAGGCGATGCATACAGCACTGCTGAAGCTGAAGCACTTGGTAACACTGGCGAGTCATTTGCAGAGATGGGTTTCACCATCGAGAAGTCAACTGTAACTGCTAAGTCACGTGCACTGAAGGCAGAGTACACCTTAGAATTGGCACAAGACCTGAAAGCAATCCACGGTCTGGACGCTGAAACTGAGTTGGCAAACATTCTGTCTACAGAGATTCTTTCTGAAATCAACCGTGAAGTTATCCGTACTATCAACGCTCAGGCGAAGATTGGTGCTCGTCAACAGAACGTAACTACTAAAGGTATCTTTGACTTGTCATCTGATGCTGATGGTCGTTGGTCTGTTGAGAAGTTCAAGGGTCTTTTGGTTCAGATCGAACGCGAAGCAAACGTTATCGCTAAAGAAACTCGTCGCGGTAAAGGTAACGTAGTAATCTGTTCTTC